CCCAAAGACAGGGGGTTATGGCCTTACTCTTACTTGCAGTCACACTGTTGTGTATTACTCTAATGATTACAGCTTAGAGGTGCGCATGCAGTCCGAGGACCGTGCACACAGGATAGGGCAAGAAGATAAAGTCACTTATATTGATTTAATAGCTGAAGGTACAATCGATGAAAAGATCGTTAAAGCATTGAATAATAAGATAGATTTAGCAAGTAAAGTTATGGGAGAAGATCCCAAGAAAATTTTATTCGACTAATGCTTGTTCAAGAAGTATCTCGAGCCGTATTACTCGTTCTTTTATCTCTGGTATGTCTTGCATTATTGCCTTTTCTAATAGCTGTTGCTTTGATTCTAGAGCCTCTAGTTTCTGGGAAACCATACCGTAGGATATACCTGCGGACACGAGAATTATACCGAACCAAACGGCGTTTCTAAGATTAATCTCAATCATACTGCAAAGTCACTCGCATTTTTTAGCATGTTATAGCTAGGATTATTTATGCTTGCAAGTCCTCCCTCATTAAAACCAACACTCATTGGAGATCCTCCTGTAATTTGCTCACGGAGTGTTGCTACTGGAACAGCAGGATCCATAATAGGTTCTAAAGCACCCTCACCAAAAGCAGGAAAGCCTTGTTTCATAAGATTTCTATTTTGTGCCATATCATAGTTCATGTCCATTGGATTTACATTAGTAATTCCCATCACATAATTTAATTCATCTGGTGTCAAATCTTTAAAATAATCTTTTGCTGTCATTTTTGGTTGTATGTTCATATCTTGTGGATTTTGTACAAAACGGCCAGGTTGCGCTGCGATACCCATATCTTGTGGATTAGGTACAAATCTACCTAAAGGTGAACTAAATCCCATATCTTGAGGAGATAAAAACTTTGCTAGTTCAGGTGCCCGTAATGCATTTGGATCTACATTTTGATCTATCCCTGGAGTATCTGTAGAAGCAGGATCAGAAGCAGTAGTTCCCATATCGTTTAAATTGTCTCTAGGAATTATACCTTTATTCATGGCTATTTCTTTTAATCCCTGCACAAGGTCACCTGTTTTACCACTTATAGCTCCTGCTATATTCTGCAAAGTTCCTAGTCCAGGCATGAATCTACTTATATTTCTTATAGCTTTACCAGACGCCACTGGAAACATTGTTTCCATTCTTTGTGGATTTATAGAATATAATCCACGCATGTAGTTTGCATATTGATCGCTTGTTAAACCCTCTCTAAGTTTTGGTATACCCGTATCTTGAAAATCTCCTGTTCTAACACCAAGAATACCTCCAGTAAAACCAGTAAAGTCCGATCTGTCTACTGTTTCAGGTGCAAATCTCATTGCTGTTTCTACATCGCTTCTTCTATTTGCTTGATTTATTAAAAACTGTGCTTGTTTATTTGCTGCTTTTTGTGCTTGATTAGCTATGTATCGCTCTCTATTATCAGGTATCTCACTAGCAGTTTTAAGTATTCTTCTCTTTGGGGTAGATGAACTTACACCCTTTGGATTGTATCCTCCGCCTCCAGTTTGTACAGTTTTACCTCCTACCTTTATCGTGCCGTGATAACCTCCGTGTGGCATTACGTTCTTCCTCTAAGTGCTATAGCTTCATCTAAATTACCTGCAGCTAAAGCTACTCTTTGATCGGGGTTAAGAGGCGCTGATCTTTGATTAGAAGCTACACTAGTTTCAAACATTGAGTCACCACCCATGCTAGGTATATCAGGCACATCCATAGTTGGTTCACTAGGTACAAAAGTTTTCTTACCTGTTTCTATTTCTTCTAATTCACTCTCTTCAGTTTCAATATTTTTAAGATTACCAATGTTTAGATCTAAATCGTCACCATATCTTTCGTTCATGTAGTCTCTTAAGAAGCCGTCATTTACACTGTCAGTTACAGCTAGATACTCACTGTTGTATAGGTAATCTAAGAAACCCTCAGGATTTTTTACAACTTTTTCAGGAGTGTTAAACTCTTTTGGCAGTTCTTCTTTTATTTCTTCGTTTCTGAAATAGCCTCTTAAAAAATTAACAAGAGATGCTCTTTTAACAACAGCACTTGCTTCTGGGTCAACTATTTTTGTATACGCTTTTAATGACTCAGGAGTTGAAAGGAATCTTGAAGTTCTTCTTGTAAGTAAACCAAGCATGATTGCACCAGCTGTACCACCAGGAACTATATCCCCTTGACCTATTTGTGTAGCTCCATAAGCACCAGAACCAAATATTGCAAACGTACTTGCTGCAGATCTAACACCGCCGAGTGATAAACGTCTTGCTATTAGTTGAGAAGTTGATGTGCCAATACCAGCCTCTTTTACCATCTCTTGTAATTTAACAAGCTGTTTCATGTTGTCGACAAAAGCTTTACCATTGTATCCAGCTAAATCCATCATGGTGACAAATCCTTCGTCATCAAGATTTATGTTTTGTTTAAACTTATCTATGTCCATAATTTTTTCTGTAATAGATATTGTGGAATTTTTTCCTGAAGGGTCTGGCACTTTAAGTGTAACCTCTGGAGAATCTTTTAATGCTGCTTTAAAACCATTGTTAATCCATGATCTTACACCTGCCATAAAAGCAGTTTGACCAACCAACTCTCTATAATCTCTTATTCTTTGTGGAGTCAAACCATCTCTAAATAATATCTTACCTATCTCGTCACTGTAGAAATAACCAGGCAGATCAGGTCCAGCGGTAAATAAATTTTGATCAACCAAATTAAATTGTTTGGCTGCTGGGCTTTTGTATATCGGTGACATTTTAGCAAACACCTCATTAGCTCTATATAGAGATTTTTTAGCTGACTCTGCTAAAACTTTTTCTTCTGGGCTTAATCCTGGTGCCCAGTTTGCATAATCATTTAGGTCCGTGGTCAACGCTTTACGTAACTTTGCTAAATAGCTACCACCAGGTGTTCCTTGTTTCTTAGCTGCTGGTCCTATTAAAGCTTCTGCTTCTTGATAAAGCCTATTTATCTCTCTTTGTAAAACTCTTATATCTTTAGGTTTAATATAATCAGGTAAATTTGCAACTGTATCAATTATAAACTTTTCTATCTGGTCTAGTTGAGGTTTAAATTCTGCATAGTTATCTAATCTGATAACTGAGTCTTGCAGTTCGTCACGAATATTTTGTGCAATTGCTTTTGTATTGTTAGTCGGAATAAAGTTTTTAGATATCTTTTTCGCTTTGTTTTCAAAATCAGTATAAAGAAGATCATTGATGTAAGCAAACTGCCTATATCTTTTACCTGCTTCTTCAAACATAAATGCTCCTACGTCAGTCATGTGTTGTATTGGTGCTAATTCATTTACTCTTAGTTCAGCGTTAATCATGTCCTTGTAACTTCTGAATCCTGCGTTTCTAGCATCAGTATCCATTGCTTTTCTTACTGCACGAGGTAAACTTTTGTATGAAGTTGCGATGTACTCTATTAAAGCATCATCACTTTGACCAGAGCCTAAATCACCTAATTCTTTTTTCATCCCTTTTGTAAGTTGTATTCCAGCTAAAGTATTTCTTTTTGTAAATCCTGCGCCGAAGAAAGGTAGTTTACCAATAACTTGGAAGAAAGATCCTGCAACTGGTGATAAAACTCCACCAGCGCCTCTTGATAATTGAGAAATTCCAACTGGCACATTATACATGTCTGCAAAATTAGCTAAAGTTTGTTTAGGGCCATCTAAACCGAACAAAGCAGACCCTAGCATTGGTCGCATGGTAGAAGCGACACCCATTAATCCTGCAGCTCCACCAGTAAAATATAATGTGTTTCTACCGTGTGTAAGTGCTTCAAGAGCAGCGTTTGGTGCATCTTGAGGGTTTGGTATACCCATGGTTTGTCTTATACCTGCGTTAATTAAATCGTACGTTAAACTTGCCGCTGTTCCACCTAGGGTGGCTCCAGCTGTAGTTTTAAATATTGATCCTTCTAAAATTTCGTCAGCTACCGATTTAGGTGCCTTCGGCGCACCTGGTGCTCTAGCACCTTTAAAACCTAACAAGCTGCCTGCAACATCACCTGCCATAACAAAATCGTTTCTAGAGCCAGGTATGATATTACGTATCATTTGATTTAACGCTGTGTATTTATTTGCAGCAAATTTTTTAGGATCTCTAAATAGTTGAAAAATACTTGAAGAACCCTCTATAGCCCGTCTGTGTTTTTGTGGATCATATCCATCTTTAAATTTTTTTACATAATATTTATATGGGTTTTCTCTTCTTTGCATTTCCTCGACTACAGCTTCTTGTGCTTGCAAAGCGTTTGCAAGTTGATCAGACACATAGTTAAACTGACTTACTGTAATAGGATTTTTATTTTCTTTAGCACGTTCTTTGTTAATCATAGCGATTAAATTATTTGCTTCAGCTTCAGTTCTAGGAACAAATAAAGGAAAACTAGATCTTTTATCATACATAGTTTTGCTTATTCTAGGCAATGCTCTATCCTCTCCAGTTTCAGGATCTATACTTCTTTGAACGATTTCTTTTTCTACAGTAATGTATCTTGGACCACTAAGACCTGTCTGTTGAGGTAGTAATTCTATCTCTTCGTATCCCTCTGGTGATATACCCACATATTCTTTTCTCATTATTCTACACCCTCTGGTAAATTAGCATATGGATCTAGTGCATCAACGTCTCCTGGAGCGGTAGCTTCTAAGTCCACTGTAATGTGAAATCTTTCTGGTTTATAATTAAATAAAAACTCTTCATTAAAATTATTTGCATCATAAATTTTTCTTTGTGCCTCAACAAATCCTCTAAGTTCATACTCAATCGACTGTAATGCAGTTATTACCGTGTCTGAAGAGGTATCTAAATTATACAATTGCAAAGATTGTTTTGCATTTTTAATATCATCAACATTCAATCTACCAGTTGGTTTTCTGGCTCTAGCTAAAGCATAGTAAATAGAGTTAAGTTTAATCTCGTTTGCAGCTAGTGCAGGGTCATAATTTTGTCTTGGCTTAACGAAAAACTCTTGATAAATTTTAGCTTCATCTGATTCTAAATCACTATAAAAATCTACACCACTTCGTTGCGGGTTTGCAGCCCCGTATTGAGATGCAAGATCATTAAACACAGACGTTTCAATTTTAGATTTAGCAGATTCGTATGCATCTTGATCAATAAGATCATTTGCTACTAGGACATCTGCAACATCGAGAATTGTACCTTTAACGTTTTGTAAAACCTTTTTAACAGCACCAGGTAAACCAACTCTAGCTCTGTTTTCTGCAATAGACAGTTTAATATCCTCAATAAATGCAAGTGCTTGATTACCTGTGTTAATCTTTTCTGCCTGTTGTATTTGTAATTTTATATCTTCTTTTAAAGCGCCATCACCTGTCATGTTAAAAGTTGCCGCTACTGCATCCAAGGGAGCTGGCTCATAAATAATTTTACCATCTACTTCTTTTGGTATGAAAGGTTTTTTGATTCCATCTTCAGGATCTACTCCAATAAAGCCAGACACATATCTAACGCTTTGATCTGTGCCTTCTGGTTTTAGTGCAAAAACTTTTGGATCTTGTTCAAATCGTTCACGAATCAATCTCGCATTGTTTTCTATAGCTTTTAAATCAACATCATACTTGTAAGCAAAATTTTGTTGAGCAAGTGCTCTTCTAAACGCAATATTCCCTTGATCACTGTCCATGTTAAATTGTAACACTTTCATAAATAGATCATACTCTTGTGCATTACGTAAGTCTTGTTGCTCTTTTAGTGCTGTTAAAATGTATTGTCTTTTCGCTACCTCATCTTCTTTTTCCTCTTGTCTTAACTGAGCTTTTTGTTGACGTTTTCTTTCGTTTATTGCTGCAAGATCACCTAAAAAATTTTCTCCAGCTTTGGATATAGCTGGTGCTATGGCACCACCAGGTGTTGGTTGCATTAAACCTAAACCTAATCTTGCAAGCGCTAAATAATTTTCAAATTTAAAATTACTATCAGCGTCTGCTACATCAGGTGTAAAAGCATCATATTCTGCAGCAAAATCTGCCGCTGTTTTCGGTTGACCTTTGTATTCTGCATAAGCCTCTCTTATTGCATCTGGCTCTACATATGTAGACAGTAATGTTTTTATACCTGCCTCATCAAATGGCACGAAAGAATCATCATATATTTGATCGTATGAGTATTGTGGAAACTGGTTTACTGTTTCGTTTTTAGGTGGCGCTATCCCAGCTTTGTCAATAGCCTTATCTACTTCTTCACTTGTGCCTGGTGTCCCAAACATTGGTCTGTCAAATATACTGTCAACCATTAGTTACTATCTCTGTTGAAAAATGCTCCTAAACCTCCAAGTGCAGATATACCCATACCAGCCGCTGCTGTTAGTGGGTTAGTGTAAGGTATAGGCTGCTGTGTCAAAGTCTGTTGTATAGAAGGCACCCTAGATAAAATATCAGATGAGAACTGTATTCTTTGTCTTGGCTCTAATGCTTGTGCAGTTCTAAATCTAAATGCTTCATCGTCAATTGCTTGATCTCTAGTTCTTTGAACATTACCAGTACCAAGTAAAGATTGTATACCTTGTTGTTGTAAACCGAATTGTTGAGCTCCTATGTTTCCGACATTCGTTCCTAGTTGACCATAAATAGGTGCCGCTTGTAATTGTCTAGCTCTGTTTGCTTCACTTGTTCCTATAGCTTGTTGTTGAGCTTGCATAAAGTTTCTTGATAAATCTTCAAATATTCTTCTTGATTTTATGTCTTGTAAATTCTTTGCTAGCTCAGCCTGTTGCACACCAAAACGTGATCCACCAAAAGTACCCGCTCTTACTGCTTGTCCAGCTAATTGATTTTGTGCTTTTTGAGCCTGCTCATCTAATTGTTTTAAAGCTTCTTGTGTAACATTAGCTTGGTATTGATTCATGAAGTCTTGAGTATTTGCTGTAGTTGGATCAAACTGTGTTTGCGCCTGTTGAAGTGAAGGTATGCCCAAAGCTGTTGTAGCCTGCGCCTGTTGTATAAAAGGTTCAAAAGAAGCTAATCCTGTTCTTTGTCCTGTTGCAGGATCAATACCAGCGATTCTTTGTGCTTCTGATATACCTGCCTGTTCACCTGTTGTAAGACCTGCAATGTCTCTTTCAAATTGAGGTATACGTTGACTCGCCATACCTGTGGTTGGTGCAAAAATAGAATCTAATAATTTTCTTCTTGCGTCCTCTAGATAAGGTGCTTCTCTTTGTATTTGTGTTGTTGTTTGTGACATTAGTTTGGTCTTTCTGATTCTGGATCAAGTCTGTTCATCATTTTGTACATTGCTTTTGGTCCACCTGCATTTTCTACAGCTTTAGCTGTAAATACAAATTCGCCGTCGCTTAACATAGCAGGTATCTTATCTTCTTTTGGACCACCTGGACCATTAATCATACCAGTCTTTCTCGGGAACGTTTGTCCTCCATCTGCTAATGTTTGTATGCCGATAGGGCTACCATCATAAGCACTGTAAGAAAACTTTGATCCCATCAATCCACCGTCTGCTCTACCTCGTGGTTCTTGTATTATAGGGTTTAAATTTTGTATTCTCTCTGCTTCTGGTGGTCTAGCAAATTGTCCACCATATCTTCTGTCTACTGCGCTCATGTAATCTGCTGGGTCCATTGGTTGTGCTCTTTTTGCATCTGCTGCTGCACCCATGTATGCTAATACTGAAGGTAAACCTACACCCAAAGCTGTGCCAAATCCTGATAGTTGTCCATCTTTCATTAATGATGGCATTTTAAAGTTTTCGAGGAATTTTCGAGGTGTTGTTCTAAACATCTCATTGCCTTCTCGAACCACTTTTCCAGCATCAACGTTACTGCCTTTTCCTAACATACCAAGTTTATCAGCACCAAAACCTGCTAAACCAGCTACTGCCGCTTGTTTTAAAGCTTGTTCTGGTTTTTGTCCTGCTAATAATCCTGCAAGTCCAGAGCCAGCTGCTGCCCCAAAAATTGGACCTAGTGGCGTCGCTGCTCCTATGATAGGTGCCGCTACTTGTACGGCTTTTTTAAGTATACTCGATAATCCTTTTAGCATATTCTCCTAGCAATCTATGAGTTG